TTACGGGCTGCCATCTCCTCGTCACTTGAAGCTTCGTCAGAGATCTCGATGCCAGCTTTCTTCGCGGCTGCTTTGATCTTCGACCTGATCGCTTCAAGCTGCTCGTCGTTGTACAGCTTCGCGTTCTTCGCTTGATTGATGTAGGACCAAGCCGCCCGGATATGGTCGGGGGTGTCGATCGGGTAGCGCTTCCTGTTATCCCGGTAGCCGGGGTCGGCGTACTTCACGTCGCCGTAGGGTTCCGTGGTGGCGAACTCATCGATCACTGGGCCACGTGCATAGACCTGCGCACCAGGCAGATGGGCAGTGGAGCCGGGATCTATGGACATCTGGACTCCAGGCTGAGCGGAACGATCCCAGGGGGCTCGGATGGAGGAGTCGTTGAACTCCCGGGCCATCTCCGGGTAAATCTCACTGATCACGTTACGTAGATCCCCACGATCAGCTTCGTTGATCCCGGGGAGGCCACCATGAGCCCCGGACAGGAGTGCGGCGGCGGCATAGATGGCGTGATAGACCAGGGTCAATTCACCATTGATGATGTCGCCTACTGGAAGCCGGTACGAGGTCGGGTCTGTCGGTGGAAGACTCGGGTCGTACCACATGAAGGCACGCCGGAGTTTATCAATGTCAGCACCCTGTGCCGATACGTTGGCCCACGCCGTGATCCGCTTGACCGCGTCGTCATTGTCAAAGACCGAATCACGAGGTGCGAGGGGAAGCCCGCGCCAGCCGGATGAGTTGACCGTGAATGTCGCACTCGAAGCCAGAACCGCTGGCGGTCCGTCTCCGCAACCACAGTCAGCCCCGTCTTCTTCCAGGGCCATGACCAGGTCTGGGTCGTCATCGGGCCAGTCACCATCTTCCCCAAAACTGTACAAACGCATGTCCGAGAAGGCGGGGATGGGGACGAGCGTAGCCCCACCGATGGTGAACTCAGCCATCCGCTTGACCCCGGTCTCCGGGTCCATGCTGGCAATGACCCGCCCCCCCGGGTCCACGCTGGCTCCGGTCACCCCCATCTCTGTCAGGTGCCGGGCCTTCTTGGCGTCGGGGATGATCTCCTCATTCAGGTAGTCGCCCCACGCCCAGGCGTACTCCATCCCCGCATGGTCTGGGCCGTAGGTGATGCCGAGCATCCGCCCCACGATCACGGACCCGTCGTGACCTTGAGCGCTCCGCTCCCGCCAGGCCAGAGGGAGGGGCAGCATCCGGTGACGAAGGGACCCTTGATCAAATACCCGAATCTGGTTCGGCTCCTGGGTGGGGCGCCCGATCGGGGCAATGGGTCCGGCCCAGGTGTAGGTCCCCAGCTCAGGCTGCCGGTCCATCAGCTCTTGGGCCGCCACCAGGGAGTCCCGATCAGTGACCTCTATACCGGAGCTGAAGAAGATACTGTGCTCTCCTGGGTGCCCCTTTCCGGGAGGGGCACCCACAGCCTTCTGGTGCAGGATGTTGCACAGGCCCTGCGGATTCTTGGGGAAGTACTTCCGGAGCTGACGCACACACCGGTCGAAGTCATGGTCCAGCCGCCACCGGATCTTGGCCGCACCCTTGCCGGCGAGCCAGTACCGTTGGAGCTGGATCGGCATTCCTCGGGCCGGGTTGGGATCTACCATCACCGACCCCTCTCGTTCATGATCATCAGATCGCAGCGGCAGTTGATGACTGACTCAGGTGGTCCCATTGGATCACCCGGGAACATCAGAGGGAAGCCGTCTACATAGAACGGCATGGCGAGGTCACGGACCTGCCCATCTACTTCACGGTGCGAGGTCCGGACCCGTTCATCGTTCTCGGTGTCCCACCGCTTCTGTAGGAGTCGACCAGTGAGGCGAGACTGTTCCATTCCAGCCGCGAGGGACCCCGCCCCATGAGCGCGGGTGACCTCGGTTTGAGCGATAGTTCTCGCTCGATTCGTCCAACGCTCAGAGGCAGTAAAGGTGAGTACGCGATCCACACGTTCCGCGACTTGGTCAACGTCCGCTCCAGAGTTCACGGCGTCGGTGATCTCCGCGAACACGAGGTTATATACCTCATCCGGGATGCGGACCAGGAAGTTCTCCGTCATGGCGAGCTGTGTCATGACGAAGGTATGACGGGACACCGGCGGAACGTCGCTGGCGCTACTCCAAGCGGACATAGCGATCTGGCCGATCACGGTCATGATGCCGTCGACCTCCCGGTTCCAGTCACCCTGGTTCTGGAAAACTGCGGAAGGGTCCGGCTGCATGCGATAGCGACGCCACGGCTCCATGACCATGTCACGCGTCTTCTCCAGCCAGCGCCGTAGAGCCACACCAACCACGCCCGTGAGCCGGTTCTCATCCTGCTCACGGCTGGCCATCAAGAAGTCCTTGACGGTGCAAATACTGACCAAGCAACTGAACGTGGTGGGGCTGCTCCTTAACCAACAGCGTTAGGCAGTACTCATGGAGCGCGTTCTGGAGCCGATCTGTGTCCATGTCCGGGTCCACTGCTTCAGCCAGGATGGAGAGGTGGTCCCAGGCTCCCTCCAGAAGCTTGTTGGCGTGCTCAGGGCCACCCACCCGGATCCTGGTGTGAAGTTCGAAGGGGCGCACGTCCGGCCAACGATCCCTGGAGTGGCGGTCCAGTAACTTCTTCCCCGCCCGGTCCATGGCACGTAGAACGGTGGCATTGGCGACCACGAACGTGTTCATGGCGACGGACGCGACGACCGGAGCGGTGGCTGACGCTGCGATCCCAGCGGGTGCCGCTGGAGGACCGGCGGGATTGTTCTGGGCCTCCGATTCCAACGGCATGGGCCCCCCGGGAGTGGCCGATATCCCGGAGGGCGGGGCCGGAGGCGGTGGCGGGCCAGCCCCCGGCGCCCCTGGTTGCTGGGGGGTGACGACGGTGTCGGGGGGAAGGACATCGTCGGTATACCCAGCGACCTTCCTTACTGCTGGGATCTGGAAGAGGTTCGGGTCCCGGAGCATCAGTTCTCGGGTGAACCGGAGGAGGTCTTCTTCGCTGGAGGGAGCGTCGCTGATCTTGTAGTCACCGGCCAGCAGCACTGTTTCACGTGAAACAAGACCCTTCTCGTACATCTCCCGGGTGTCCTTCAAACGCTCCGGGCGCACGGTAAGGGGAGCTGTGTCGTACCAGAAGACGTACCGTTCGGGGTCTTCCTTGATGGTCTTAAGCGCAGGTTGCAGATAAGCCGTGGTCAGTGCATCACAAATTCGTGTCATTAAAGGCACAATATGGATATTTATCTGACCTTCCATGATTTGCCAGGCTCCCCAGTGGTTCGCCTCCCCGGCGCCACTGAGGATGGAAGGTTCGATGTCCATAGCCAGGGCGAAGCGCCGGATCGCCTCAGCTCGCAGCTCCAGGGCCTGTTTTGACAGCTCAGAGGTGAACTGGATCAAGTCGATCTTGCCCAGGGCGTCTGTGGGGACCTCAGCGAAGGTTGGGACTACGCCAGCAGCGCTGCCTTCACCCTTGAGAGACGCTGACCCAGTCTCCATCAGGCGCTTCGTCAAGGCTTCAGCCCCCGACATCTCGGGGTCCTCGTCCGGGAAGGACAGCTCCTTCGGGATGAACATCAGGCCGGCGGAAACCAACCGGGAGTCAATCTGGGCAAACACGTACCGGGTCAGTCGCTCAATCTCCCACAGCATCGGCATCGCTGCCCGAGTGGGGGAGTCGGCCCAGAGGTTGCGCCTCGGATGTGGAGTCCACACCCGGATGACCAGATCCTTGCGGGGATTGAGGGTCTCCTTTGAGCCATCCGGGGATAGCTGGATGATGTTACTCCCCCACCGCTTCAACTCTGAGGTAGAGACGATGTACCATTCGTCCGAATCTGGGTCGTCGGCACTGCGACCGACAATGAAGCAGTCCCCAGCGATGGTTAGGTTGATCCCCAGCATCCGGAGCGCTTCGGCCTTTGAGGACGGGCCCCCGAACAGGGTGTCTGCGAGGCCGGCAACCTTCTTCTTGCTGACTTCCTTCTGGACTCGCCCGTTTTCATCTACCTCGGCGACATACACCCGAACCCGGGAGCAAGCAGCTCCGATCCAGTTCGCTACGAACCTGAGTTCACCGATGATGTCGTACAGGCGCCAGGCCTCGGTTTGCCAGGTATCGTCCCCGAACCTATAGGTACGCCAACCGAGTCCGTCCAAATTGATGCGGGCAGCGGAGGCGATAAGGCTCATCGGCTGGTGGTCAATAGCCGGTGCTGCCTCCAGGGCCCGTGCCGTACGACGAAGCCGCATCCTTACTCCTTCCGGTCAAGGAGTTGGTGGATGATACCAATGATCATGGATGCAGCAGGTGCCGAGTAAGCGGCGACAACCCAAATGTTCGGCCAGATCACTGCCGGCGGCACCATCCCCAGAGACACCCACATTCCGGTACACCAGGGACAGTGGGCTAGGTCCGATTGCCAGGACAGGGGGCCCCAACGACCAACGACCCATTTACGATAACCACTCGTGAGCTGATCCTCGACCAGCAGTCGAGTTACTCGTGTCGCCGCCAGGACGGCGACGACCATGGAAAGGATCAGCACGCCGTTAGCGTAAAGGTCATTCCAGGTCAAGAGCCAGATCTGACACTAACTCACATGTTCCTCCACCCCTCCCCCCGGATCCGAAACAGAAGAAGGCCAGGGGCACCGCCGTGGCCCTGGCCTTCAATATTTGAAGTTAGACGTCCGGGGTAACTTCCTCCGGCGGCCCAGCCACGATGGCCACCCGCTCGGTGTCCCCAGCAACGACAACCAACTGAAGATCACCGTCGAACTCGTCGCCATCTACCGTGGCATCGACGTGCACATTGGCAGTACCCAGGGTGCCGGTGGCGGCAGCCACAGCGGTGCCATCCCCGTTGTCGGTGAGATTGATGATGGTTGGGTCATCAACCGTGTAGGTCGCCGTGGCCCCGACCGGAGTCTCCGTCGGGTTCCCCACCTCATCGGTGTAGGAGAGGCTCAGCGGTACCTTCTTGTCGGCCTGTAGATCCATGATCAGGTCGATCCTTCCTGTGGATTGGTGATATGGGGGACCCTTCACAACTCGATCGGAGGAGTCGGTATCGACCGGATGACCGATGTGCCAGACGATCTTCAACCGTCGACAACACTTGGAACGGACCGACCAGTCCAACCACAGATCACCAAGATCCCAGCTAGGCAACCCGGCCACCTCCTTACTGAGAATCCCAGCCTAATGGATCTATAGCAATCGACTGAGGTCGTAGAGACTCTGGTCCAGTTGGAAGTTGTACTTGCTCGGGTCACTTACCCGCATGGCTCGCTTTTCACCGGCCATGAGATGGATCGAGGCATGGACCAGGGCGTCCATCCGGTCTGGACTTTCACGGGTAGAGGTGGGGTCGTACAGGACCATCTCATTCTCCAGGTCCTCCCACTCCCCTACCAGATGTAGCCGACCCTGCTCATTACGCATTGCCACTGGCTCGGCACGGGTCTTCTTCCCGTGCTTGGCATGAACCGGTTTCATGGGAGGGGTGGTCCCCGAGGGGAACAGGCCCTGCTCCGCTAGCTCCATGTAGGCGTCGATGAGGACCTCCTGAAGGTAGCGTTTCCCAAGGTTCTCTTCGTACACCAGGATGTCTGCCGCAAACTCAGCCACCGTGCGCCACGCGGCCAGGGCTGCCGCACGGCCCGAGTCGGGGACACTGCGATCGGCCAGTACGTATTGATCATTGTTAGGTACCCGGCAGACCACCACGATGCCCGTCTGAGCATCCTCGCCAGTTAGATTCGGGTCCATGCCTACGACGGTGGCCACCCGCTCGTCCGGTATCTCCGTAACCCGGTTACGCACAATATCCATGCGGCGGAACAGTCCACCACCCTGTAGCTCCAACAGCTTGCCGTACAGCTCCTGCTCGCCGAGCGCGGTGCCGGCGTAACGGATCTTCAGTTCGCGGAGAGCATGTGCGGACAGGTTGGTGGCATTGTCGAAGGTGGACCCAGTGATGACGTGGATGGTGTCGTCGTTACGGGCCAGCCACTCAACCAGTAGCTTGATCGGTTTCGGGGTGGTGGTAACGAAGGCCCGGGGATGATCGTCTAAGAGATCAGCTCGGAGGGCGGGCAGCAGGCCCTCGTACCAGGTCTCGTACGGTTTGATCCATTTGGCCAGCTCGTCACACAGTACCCCGGATGCGTTGTATCCACGCCCCGTGTCCGGGTCGTCAGCACCCTCCAGGTAAATCTTCGCCCCGTCCGGGAACAGCACCATCGGTCGTGGGCTCTGCTTGTACCGGTGGTCAACCCGGCGGCGGTGAAGAACGTTCAGGATTCCGCTCGGACCTTCAGCGTTAATGGTTCTGGCGTCAGCCAGAGTGTCCGCGACAACGAGCCACTCGGTGGGTACGCCACTGCGATCAAATGGATGCTGGAGAACCCGGTTCACAATCCATTCAGAGCCGGCTCTCGACTTACCCGCCCCACGGCCAGCCATGTAGAGGTAGACCAGCTCTGGCCCCTGGGGCGGGATCTGCTCGGGACGGGCGACGTACCACCACTCACCCCGGAGCATGTCGGTGAGAACTTCCTCCGGAAGTGTCCGAATGTACTCATCGCGCACATCGTCTGGAAGTGCAGCGATTCGTTGCGCGATGGACAAACCCACGTGATCAATGTACGTGTGTTCGGGACGAAAAGAAGGGCCCCGGTCTCCAGGGAGGGACCGGGGCCCTTCGCTCCGACCCGCGTCAACCGCCCCCGGCGCTGGGTCGGAAGTTCATGTTCAGGTTCCGAGTGAAGGATGCTGATCTTTTAACGGATCCATATTCCGGTGCGCTGCCATTGCGCCATAACGGGGTAACCCCCGCCACTAGGACTCGAACCTAGACAAGTATGCGTGTAAGCACCCAGCAGGCTGGAACCTGAACGAAGTCAACGTACCCTACCCCTCCCCCAGAAGCAAGTGGTACAGTTGCGTCGCCTGTCTGCGCGGAGCGGCGGGTAGGGGCAACATGGGCTGCCTGTCCACACTTGAAGCCTGCCCCTTGGAGTGCCCTCGGGCGCGTGGCGGCCCCGGGGGCACTTCACTTTGTCAGACCCATGACCTACCGTGTCGGACACAGCAACGGCACCGGGGAGGTCTACCCTTGATCCATCCGCTTCCGCAGCTCCCAGGGGGCATCATCGTGTCCAGTAACGTCGAGTACCTAGAACAGCTGGGTCGGGACGTGGTAAATGATGGGCGTCTCCAGTTCCTGCGAGGGCGGCTCGGTCTTACCCGTAGCGCGATGGCCGAACTCCTCCACACCGCTCCCCCGACCTACGCGTCCTGGGAGCGCAACCGGGTGAACCTCAGGAGGCAGACCGCCGAGCGAGTGGGTCGGTTCTACTCTTTCGCCATGATCGAGTTGCAGCTACTGGATCAATACGGTCTATCAGACGGGAGGCTCGTCCCGTTTCATGTCGTCGCGACCCTGCTCGGTCTCCCCCAGGAGCAACTCCTGCGACGGTACCGGGAGCAGGAGTTCGAGGCCATCGATGCTGGGATCCTCGGGCTCTGGGTACCGATCGAGACGATCCAGAAGCTGCGGCGCCGATGAACTGCGTGATCTGCCGTAATCCACTGGACCCAGTCCTACTGCCGGCGACGACCCATCCCACCTGTGATCGACCGCTACTGTCTCCGAATGACGATGAAGATCCATTCGCCAGTTTGATCAAGACCGAGATCATAGGCATGGTCAAGTGGGCCCAGGAGCAGACACCGCGCAACCATCAGGTTCTGATCGGACCCTCCGAGGTGGGCGATCTCTGTGATCGCCGCATCGGGTACCGCTTGGCCGGAGTGCCAGCCTGCAACACCGACTTTG